CCTGATGGAGAGAATTTATAAATTTTCTCTGGATAAAAATGTTTTTGACCATCAGAGTATATAAGCTCTAATCGTAATCTTTTAATTCTGCCGAGAGTGCTAGCTTGATAAAGACCATCCCATCCAGGGATATCTTTCCAAACTTCTCTGTCTTCAAAAGTGTAAAATTCGTTATCGGGTAGAATTGCCATACTTTAATATTATACTATTTTCACTAGAAAATTAAAAACTACACCCCTTTTTACAATTATCTTCTGGAGTTAACAACTGCAAATTAGAATAATGGAATAAAGATTTAACATCGTCCACGCTTTTAGCCGTACAAAGAGGTTTTATATGGTCTATTTCGCACGGTTCTCCCGACCATGGCACTCCATATTTTGTCTCCCAAGTTGATAAAAGATGCAAATATAAATCTTCACATGTACATCCTACCACGCTCTCAAAATTATTGCTCTTGACTGCCCCTTTTCTTTTAAACACTCTCCACGTTTTTCCCCTTAGTAACATAGACTCCCTGTAAATAGGGTTTTCAGAACGCCTCTTTTTATTATATTTTTTCTTCCTACTTAATATTTCTTCCTTATGGGCGCGCTCATATTTCTTCATAGCCGCTAATGCCGTAGCTCTATTTTCTACGTATCTAGCCTTCTCTCGCTTTATAATATCGGCATGATTTTTGCACCTATATTCTCTGTTGTTTTTGCTTTTGCATTTTTTACACACACCAACAACGCCATATTGGTATCTAGCGTCTTTATAAAATTCAGATAATTCTTTGTAAACTCCACATTGTGAGCATTTTTTGTTCATGGCTGTCCATCCCCGGCCCGTGCTTTTAAAAATAAGGATGGACATAGGTAGACGGGTCGAACTACCCATGCCATACTTTGATTATACCTTAAATGGAGAATAATGAAAAATTTAGAGAACTAAATAACCCCTCGGTCACGGCGTTGGGTCGAGGGGTTATAGTATCCAGAAAGGACACTTTAATTGTAGCAGGCTACTTCTTGTTTGACAAGATGTTTACCTGGTCAATCAAGCGATTCAGGATGTCAGACACCTGGTCTGGCTGGTTTCTGAGCATATCTGGAGAAACACGTGGAATTAGCATTTATTACCCTTCCACTGGTTCTTCAGTAGGCTCTTCTGGCGGAATTTCTGGTCCTGGTTCTTCACCTGTTCCTGGGTCAACCATAGAGCCACCAGTCATGTCGTAACCACAGAACTCGCAAATAGTAGATTCAGCCGAAGTCTGTTGTAGGCAGTTAGGACAGGTCACAGTATTAGCAACTGGTTCAGCGTCACCAGAGTTCTGGTTAGCATTATTAGCTGCTCCCTGTAAGGAGACGTTGAGGCCAAGATTCTGAAGCTGTGTGATAAGAGCATTAAGTTGTCCAACCGTTGCGGCATCGTGAGCGTTTTGGCCATCATACACGCCACCGATAACACGATATGCTGTGCTGTTATAGCCACTCGTAGTATTACCGGTTACTAAACCAACATTAACCTCTCCAGCCCTGGTTGGTTCAGCATTAGCACCAAGAGCTACGGAGAAAGGATACGCATATGGGACACTAGATACTGCCCCAAGACAAACAGAGTTGTTACCATGGGCAGAGTGGTCAGAACCATCGCTATACCCAACATAAACACCATATGCGCTACTTTGTGCAAAACGCCCAATAGCTACATCGTTGCCACCAGTTGCAGCACAATATTGGCCAATTGCGATAGAACCTTGGTCATAAGCATGGGCAAACGGTCCGACTGCTATTCCTTCCGTCCAATCAGTCTGTGCGTTCATACCAATAGTAATAGAAGAAACTCCGGTCGCTGCACCTAAAATATTTACCATACCGTTACGGCCTTGAGTAGTGTTGTTGTATGGCAAAGCAATAAAATATTTACTACTATTTGCGTTTGTTGGGTCAATTTGTTCAGTCTGTGTAGAATCAAGATTCCCAATATAAACAGCACCACCAGTTGCACTTGCAGACGTAGATTTCGAAGAATATACAGTATCTCCTCCTCCACCACCAGCAGTAGCCCAAGTCCCGTCTGACTTCAAGAACTTGTCAGCATCGGCGGCAGCTGGGGCTGGCACTAAACCTTGAGCACCAGCGCTAGTACCGTCAGTGCCGGTAAAGTTCGTGATATTGGTATTGCCGGTCATAGCCGTTCCATTGAGCTGTGGGCGGTTTTCTAAGTCGTTAAAATCAGAGGTGCCACCTGGTTGGATTGCGTTAATCCTATCGATAGCATCCAAAATATAACTTTGGGTTTTTGTGTTGCAGCATCCTCTGAATTCATCACCAGTTCCGCCATTGCCGAGGACATTTAGCATAGCTTCAGTTTTGGTGTCACCATTAGCCATTTAAGCTCCTTCCTTTACTTTAACAGGGATTCCCTCTTTGCTGAAGAGGTATACTTCGCCAGTGCCCTCATACACCACAATAGAGTTACAATATAGGCCGTTCTTCGGAGCCATCTTCTCAGTTAACTGAGCAGGCACAGAAACGAACGTTAACCCACATTTGCAACCACACTTTTTGTGGCAATCGACTTTAGGGCAACAAGTCTTTTCTTCTAATTCGTAATTTAATTCCATATCTTCATTATACTTTACCTCAGTCTTGTTATAAAAAATACCTCCCCGAAAAGAGAACAAATTGGGAGGTATTTGTATGTGCTATTATAGCACATTATTTCTAGGTGGACTATTTTTTACCAGCGTTAGGGTTGTAGTGGTTCTTAATGAACTCTTCTGCCTTCGCCATACCAGGATTTCCAGGTTCCATCAATACCTTGTAAGCCTGATCAATACTGGCGATATTGTCACCAACCTCGGTGTATGTGACCGTAGGGGCATTAGACATATTTGGCTCTGCGCCAGTTGCTTTAGCTGGAACCGTTTGTGCCTTGAGGTCAAGGTAGCGACGTACCATCTGGTCGTTGATCGAACCGTCCTGGTTCAACGCGCGGATGTTAAAGCTTGCCATCTCTTTAAGCACATCACCGTTACGAATCTGGTCAGAAATTCCAGCATATTTCTCTTCTCCCGAGAGAGATTTGAAATACTGTTCAGCCAAGAACTCTTCAGCAGTAATGGCACCTTCAGGTGGTCTGTACTGAACCTGTTGAGGCTGTTGATAAGGTTGATATTGTGGTTGCGAGGTGGGATTTTGATACGCTTCCGGTGCAGTTTGCTGAACTGGCTGTGGATTGCTGATTTTCGACTTAATGGCGTTCCACCCACCATTGTTGTCGATAAATGTACGCATACCAGCTAGATCTTCAGGTGTAAAGCCGTGCATATCTGGCATTTGTGGAGCCGCTACGGGTTCCGGATTAGTATTTGGAGTTGCTACACTCTCCCCAGCCGGAGCTGGAGCGGGCGCTTCTGGAGCATTGTCCATCAGTATCCTTTCTTTATTAAATTACGTTTTAATTGTATCATGATTCTTTCATAGCGTCACGAGCATCATTGCGCTTCTTGATTTCACGAAGAAAATCGCTTACTAGCATAATGTCGCCAAAACTGCCCCATAGAGCATCAGAACGTCCAACCTGAAAAGCAATCTTATAGTTTTGGACAATACCGTTCATTGTTTTGCTAAGGTAAGCTATGACCTCAGCGTCATTATGTTTGTCTAACATTTCTTTTGCTATATCCATATTCCTCCTTAAATTATGGCAAATTTAGATTTTTTACGACCTTCCAATTGCTGAGAATCGAGACTTCCGGCATATATCCAAAGGGAAGCGATATCATCATCATGATGCCCGGCTTTGGCCATGAACCTAACATATGGAGTTCCGTCACTCCTTTTATTGACGCGCCTGATAAAGCTCCTCATCTCATCTATAGTATATTCGTCATGAATAATTATATTATTACGATCTAATAATGTGCTAAGTTTGTCCACCATATTTTCTTTAGAACTAACAGTAGTTCTAATACCTGGTATCCTATCAGCCTTATTCTTTTTATCTTGATAAAACCATCTGTAATAACGCCTAGCGTTCACAGCCACAATAAACCCATTAGCCACATTCGACTCTGGGCATATTTGGGCCTTATTATATATGGTGGCGATAGACACCGCCCAGTCAGCGTAGTCCTCATCTTGAAGCCCCCTCTCTCTAAACACAGCAACCTGCTCATGATTAGAGGTGTCCATTACCTGCATAACAAAGTTATCCGTGTCAGTGCTCTGAGCAGTAATAGGGTCAATCGCAATCCTATAAGAGTGACTCAGTATTGGCTCCTTGAAAATAGTAAACGGAGAAATATCAGTCTCCTGCGCCTCGACCTTACCGGTGGCATTATCTGTTACGATGCGATACTTCTTTCCAGCTAATATGTTTGGCTCTTGTTTCTTAACGCTCTCCTCCTGGAACACCATACGATCAGAAGTCATATTGATAATATCATCAATAGATGACGGGAACTCATAGCGCATCTTGCTAGTACGAAGGGACCTAGTATGATACCAGCCGAGCTTGTTGAACCATTCTTCTCTAGGAATCCCCCACTTCCGCATCTCAGGGACAATCACCTCTTTGTCATAGTCGGTCATATCTTCTTCTGTGAACCCTAACCCATCGCCTTCTCGTCCATACACTAGGAACCAAGGGATGAATATGAGCTCGATATCGTCAGGATTCGCTAGAGCAAGTTTAATCTTGTTCAAGAAGTAATCAGAGAGGCGGTCAGAGAACGTGCCGATATACGCCGTAAAACTCCAAGCATATGACGAAATAGCACCAGACACAGCGTCTTCCACCGCCTCTGGATTTCTATATTCAGAAGGCTCGTCACAAAGCCAGACCGATACGGTACCGGAACGAACGGAGTTAGAGCCAGCTGAGGTAATTTCATAATAACCACCCCTAGGTATTCCCTTCACATCTTTGAATCTAAGAAGAGTTGAGGTGCCAAGAGTGTCCCTCTCAATAGTTGGGAAGATACTTGGGTGGACATTTGCCACAATCGGAGCAATCTTCTGCTTAAAATATTTTCCGGCAGTAGTGCCTGTCTGGAGGGTGTGAACCGTGTTAAGATTTTCCATTCCAGGCACATAAGCCGGCAGATAATCACCAATCGCCGTAAATAGCGTAGATTTACCGAACTGGCGTGGTCCAATCACCACGATCTCCCTATGTTCGTTCTTCCTGGTCTTTTTGTCGACGTTCTTAAAGATTGCCTTGGCAATCATCTGCTGGCCTACGTTCATTTTAGGGTGGATATACTGGCGAGTATCACGGTCTTGGATCAAAAGACAATTCTCGAAAAAATATTTGAACCCCTCATAATCACCAGATAATGCCAAGCGTATCTGGTCTGGTGTTAAAGTCTCTGTTCCGGTGTATTCATTCTCAACTATCTTGGCCATAAATTCTTTTCTTTGCTATCTCAAAATATTCACGATTAAGTTCTATACCGACAAACTCTCTATTAAGTTCTCTGCATGCGACCCCAGTCGTTCCAGACCCCATAAATGGATCAATTATCGTGGCATCGTCTGGCAAAATGCCAACTATCCTTTTCATTACCTCCAATGGCATTTGACACGGATGAGACGTTTTATCTTTAGACGTGTTTTTGACTTGGTTGATTTCCCACCAATCATATATACGTGCGCCACCAGTACCTTTGGCCATAAGACGTCTAGTTTTTGCAGAATTTTCTCTATATGGCTGCCTAACCTTTGTAAAATCTGGTTTGACACCATAAAAAACTATGTCCCTGTGCTGCCT